GCTCTTGGTACGCATTTTGGATATTTCCTCTTGCTAGTTTTAGTAGACTTACGACCACAGGCTTGGAACTTGCCCTTTTTCTTTGGAGCACCAATATCAACCCAATCACCCTTTGGGCCTTTTCCAAACCAATCTTTTAAGCTCATGCGTACTTACCACCACGTTTCTTATAGGTACGTACTAAATATGCGTTTGCATATGCGCTTGGATATACCTTGAACTTACGCTTAGTTTCTGCTTTTACCTGTGCATAAAGTTTAGGATTAAGCGGTCTAGGCGATCCTTTTTTTCTTTTTGTTTTTGGCTTTGCTTTTTTGATTGCCATCTTTTAATACCTTCTTTGCTTGTTTAGCTATTCGTACAACTTCATTCTTACCCATTACTTTTGCACGTTGTTCCATAACTGTAAGTATTTGTATTTTACGTGCATATGGTTTTTTAATTCGTTTAACTTTAGCCACAGTAGCTCTTGCATCTGCTGGAGTAGCAAACTTTATACTAACTGTATCTTTTGGATTTTCATCAGTATAAAGTCTGCGTCCAGATCCTTTTGGCTTTTTACCTGTTCCTTTTTTAGGGTCAGCCATTACCTAGCACGACCACCACGAGAACGATACTTAGTAGCTTTACCGCCACCCATGCGTCTTACTGTGCCACCACGAGAGCGATATTTAGTAGCTTTACCACCACCCATTCTTCTCAAAGCACCACCTCTAGACTTATACTTAGTAGCTTTACCGCCACCCATGCGTCTTACTGTTCCACCTTTAGACTTCATCTTCGTTCTTTTCATCATCTGGATCACACTCCTCTGCATATAAGTTGTTAAAAGTAATATTAGGATTCATATAACTATTATCTATCTCTGCTGAATGTACATATTGACTTGGTGTAAAATCTGGTGCTCCTTCTCCAGTAACCCATAAAGCAGGATTAGTTACTCTTACTCTATTATTAGGTAACGCCACAATGTTACCTGTAAATTCATCTGCATCTATAAGTTCTAATACATGTGATTGTTTATGTTGTGCTGGATCATCAGAAATATAACTGTCTGTATAATCTACTGTAAACATATAACGACCTGTATAAAACTCTCCATTTATTTTACAAAGCCACGGACTAGAAGATATTCTATCCATAACTATTACACTATGATTTCTAGCAGAGCAGTCCCAAGGTTGGGCAAAATGTGTAGGCATTAACTCAGGCCATTCATCTAACTCTGTATCTGCCACTAATGCAGCTATTGGCATCCTAGCCCACATAGCTCCACCGTGTACATTTTCTTCTTCATCACATCCAGTAAATACTACTTGAAAACTTAGTGATCTATCTGGTATAGTATTAACTGCAAAAGCTAAAGCGTGTAAGTATTCTCCTTGATATTCTTCATGATTAGTTGTAAACTCTTTACGCACCCAACATTTAAAATGAGGGATGTTTGATATTAAGTAGGACATTTGATTTTAGCATCTCCATCTTCTACGTGCTTGTCTCAAGCGGCTATTAGGATTCTTAGCTGCTTTTGGAAACTTTTTCATTTGCCCCGCTGATCTTGCACAGAAAGACTTTCGCCTTGCTGCTCTTTTTGCTGTTCTAGGTTTTGCTTCTGTTACGGCTGTTTGTAATTTAGAACCGGGATTCTTACGTCTATATGCAGCTACACCTTTAGCAGTCATACCTGCACCAGTTTTAGTAGGACGTTTATGACCACCTTTAATGGTCAGTCCTTTCATACCTGTCCCTTTTCTTTTTCGTTTACGTACAGCCATATTATATCTTTACATAAGTATCTTTATATTTTTGAATTAAGTAGTAACATAAGTCAGCCCAATATATTTTAAAGTCTGTATAGTCTTCACGATTAGGTTTAACTATATCATAGTTTATTTTACTATTATTAATACTTCCAGCCATCAAAACATTTTGTCTGAATAAGTAGCTTTACCAAAACCTTTCATGGCTTGACCTACACCACGAACTTTACCACCTACATTACGTTTTACTTTACCACCTAACTTACGTATTTCAAAACCACCCATATCCATAATTTCTTTTTCAGTGGGTGGTACGCCTCTAGCAGTAAGTCCCATACGATCTGCTACATCTTGTCTAGCTGGTGCAAATTCACCTGTTTCTACAAGACGACTCTTACCACCTTTACCGGGACGTACTTTTGCTTTGCCTTGAGCTACAAGACTACGCCTACGTGCAGGAGAAACCTTTTCAGGAAGTTTGGCTTTAGATAGAAGTGGCCCTTGTTCTACTTCTTGTCCCTTTGGACCTGTTTTACGTCTACCAGCTAAAATATTAGAACCTCGTTCATCTGATATCTCGTCTCGTTTTTGAGATTTAATTAAACGATTGAGTTCGCTTTGTTCAGCCCTAGTTCTTTTTACTTTAGGAGCTTTTGGTTTTTTAGGCGCAGCTTCTTTAATAGCTGCTTTTAACTCAGCATCAGATTTCTTTTTTGCTTCTGTTAAAGATATGCCTAATGCTTTTGCACCTTTTTTTTGAAGTTCAGTAGCAGGTTTTACGCCACGAGCTTTACGTTTACGTCCAGCACGTTTAGCAATTTCTTTAGTAAGTGTTTTAGCCATACTTAGCTCTCCACTTTAAATGACTTACCTTGAGTATAATCTTCATCTACAACTACATCTTGAGGTGGTCCTTTTACATCTGGACCTTTACGTGCAGCACCATAACCTTGTCCAGTAGGTCTGCCTACAATCTCATCTAAGTTATGTGGCCGTTTAATTAGTGTATGAGGTCCAATCATTTCTTTCTCCTCTTTTTCTTTTGTTTCTTTTTAGGTGGTTTAGATATCTGTTGTCTAACACTTGATCTACTAATCATCGTACATCATAGATACAATTTGACCACCTGTCATAGCGGTAACTATTCTACCACCTTTTTTAGCTACAGCAAATCCCATTTCTTTAGCTGCTTGTTTACCTTTTGGTCCTGAAGCTACAAGTGCTCGTACACCTTTTCCTTTACTACCTTTAGGTATAGCTTTACCACCACCAGCTTTTGGAATGTTTTTACCTCTTACTTTTGATCGTCCACCCGGACCACCCCTAGATTTCATATCTTTAATAGAATTTCTTAAAGCCGTAATACGTTGTTTATTTTTATTTATAAATTTTAACTTTGCTGTTCCTGATAACTTATCAACTTGTTCTTCATATTTTGCTAATTGATCTTCCTTTATTTTTAAAGCTTTATCAAACTCATTTGCTTGTTTAGCTGCTATTTTAGAGGGTCGTATGTTAGCATCAGCAGCTTCAGCAGTTTCTCCGGGTGTCCTCATTGCTGGTTGATTTGGATCAGCAGCAGCCTGACCTTCACCTTTTCTTGCTTTTTTAGCAGCAGGAGTATTTTGTTGTTTTGCCCCTGCTCGTCTTGATGTTGGAGATGCAACTTCTCTCATAACACCTGCGCCTGTGTCTTTAGACATACGCACTCTTTTGCCTTCTTCATTTAAACGAGTAGCACTTTTAGTACCACCTTTCAATTTTTGACCTGCTCTTTTAGCAATATTTCCAACTAAACTTTTAGCCATAATTAACTTTCTCCTTATTGTATTGTGTTAGGACCACCAGCAGGAGAAGCAGCAACTGCCATATCATCCTGTCTCGTTCTTCTAGCCTGATTACGTAGTGCTTGGATTTGATCAATATATTGTTGAGTCCAATATTGTAGATTACTCCAATCTTTATTAAACATTGTAGCTTCCATAAGAGAAGCATAAAACAAAGCGTTATAACAATACTCACTAAAATAATTAGTTGTTGTTACACTTGTGCCTGTAGCAGATGCTAAAGGTAATGGTTGAGATTGAGTTTGTATTTCTGTTGTGATAACAGATGATGGTGTTGGAACTATTTTAAGTGTGAGATTATTTTTTCTAGAATAGTAACGAGGTGTTCCAGTAGAGGCACTAACAGGCCAATAATCCTTGACATATTCAAAAGTACGTGGTAATAAATTAGTAACGGTAGTTCCAGTGCTAACTACGTAGTTTACATTGCGAACTACACGTACACGATCATTAAGAGTTACTGCACCAGCATTACCAGCAGATACAGAAACATTTGAAAATTCATCTAATCCAAAATCATCAAGATCTTTTATAAGACGAAACTCTGCTCGTTGTATAAAACCAGTAATAGCACTGGTGAACTCAGTGCCATCATTTTCAGTAACTTCCTGAATGTCTGATTTTAATTTAGCAAAGTTAGGCATACTAACCTACATATAATGTAATCGTAGGAGCATCAACTCCTGATACAGATACACTTACAATACCATGCACAGGAACACCCATGTCACCTATATACATATCATTTGAGTCTGTAGCACCTACACGATAGTGAATAGCATTACCTTTTGCTGTTTTATTTGTAATTTGTTTACTACCTGATATTGCAATTTCACCTGCAACAGTAGAAAAAGTATGTATAGCAACAATACGATTAACTGTAGGCAAAGGATTAGATCCATCGCCTTCACCACCTAGTGTTACTGTTGGTGCATCTACAAATCTAAATCCTGTTATGATTGCACCATCACTGCTTACATTGTGTGCTACTTTAATATTTGAAGCCATTTATATTCTCCATGTAATAAAGGAGGAGGTGACATAGTGCCACCCCCTCGCTCTTATTAAGAACCAGCACTTCCAAAGAAGCCACGCCAATCAGATACACCAAAGCTATATCGCTCTCGTGCCTTAAAGCGCAAGTTACCAGTATCAAAGTCAGGCTCCATCTTTGTTTGAAGTGGAGAACGGACAAACATTTTCGTACCATTAGGAACATCTGTCTTAATGAAATACGAGTTCGTATCCGTAAACCTGCGATTGATAAAGTAACCTTCTGGAATCATGCCCAAGTGACGAGTAGCGTTTATAGCGTTCGTATTTGGGTTTGCCGCTGCCGCACTCGTTTGAGTGTTGCCGGGGCTTGCCAAGATACGATCTGTAATCGCCCATGAGTCAACAGGAACATGAAGTGAAACAGCACTTGCACCAATCAAAATACCACGATCATCTTTAAGTTTCTGAATCGTAGTAAGAGCAGTTTCAAGTGTTGCTTCTGTAAGGTCAGCCGCCGCAAGAAGGTTAGACTGATTACCATCAGAGATTGTGGGGTGTGCATCAGAAAAGAACGCAGCACCATCACCAATGGTGTCAGAGAAACCATTATTGAAAAGGTTAGCAGCTTTCACTTGTTTGGTATTTGCCATTGCACGAGCAAGGCCACGAGCACGAAGCTTGGCAAACGAATCATATAGATTGTCTTCCATCGCTTCCTCTGTGACAGCGAAGGCAAGAGCCACCGTCTCGTGTGTATAACGAGCCGTGAAGCTTTCTTGTGCGTCATCAAAGATAACGGTTGCACCTTCACCCTTTACAGGGGCAGTACCAAAACCAGTGAAGAGCACTTCCTCTTCAAAAGCACGGTCTGAATTTTCAGTTTCATAGAGAGGTGCATGTTCATCGTTGACCTCTCCATACTCCATCCCGAATACAGCATTTAGACCCGGAAGGAGTTGTTTGCTAATACTAGCTCTATTAATAGCCATAATAAACCCTCCTTATTAAGCCGTTGATGCCGTAGCAGTTACAAAACGATCACGGTGATGGTTCAACCAAACTTCAAGAATTGGTTTCGCATCATCGCTGCCCTCGTCTGGAAACTTAGCTCTGCCAA